ATTTTATTTGGGGTTTCAGCCGGTTGCATTTTAATTTTCTCCGTTCTTGGGCTTTGTGATTTCGTGAAGACATCCCATCGCGTTAAAGATTACAGCACATAATGATTCTTCTTTTTTGACTTCAGCATTCCATGGAGGGCATACAGTCAAATACCTACGGTGGAGATACCACAGTTCCATCATGTGTCGCCACAATGATTTCATGTAAACAGCAATTGGTATTCCTTTTTGCCAATTATCACTGTCACGTAACTTACCATCCGCTTGAATACGATGTTTATGTAAGTATTCTGCATATCGCTTCAGCGCAAATGGACTGAGGAATCCTTCGTAATCAATTTTATTATCATCTGAATCTCGAATGGCACCAGTATCAAATACTCTCATCTTTTCTCCTCTGCATAATTCACAGCTTGCCATTGGGCCATATTTCTTACATTCACAATTACGTGCATTCATGTGCTATACCTCCCCGTGCGTCTCCTTCCAGGACTTAGTGAGAAAAACAGGAATGGCGCACGTCAAGCCAAAGTCTTTATCAAGAACAATGAAAGTTTGGGTTGGATGTTGAAAATCTGCCTTAATTTTAACAGAGTATTCCGAATATCCCATTAACGATCCACAAGACACCCAAGTGGGATAATTTACAAGATGAGTGTGATAGTGGCCAAATATGTCTAAATCTACAGTTTCAACTTTATTCCACTGCGAAATAGCCTTTGCGACCGGGATTGTGATCCCCCCCACACCGCCTTGATAACGAAATCCATCACCATGGTGAAATCGAACCTTCCTGCCCATGATGGTTTGGGTATTGTGATAACCTTTCCCAACGAAAATATGCACCCTCTTGTTTTTTGCATATTGTTTGGCAAGTGTCATATACAATAGCCATTCATAAGAATTTGAGCTTGAAGTTTTAATGTGCATTTTCTGTGTGGTCCTGCCATGGTTTCCAACACACGTTGGAATGTAAATGGGGAGCTTTGTTTCTCTTAGTAGCAGGTCGATTCCAGAGCAAAGCATTTCCTGGAGAAATATACACGCCTCCGTTGGGCTTAGGGAATTACTTTCCATCAATTCTTCGTGAATGTATCCGGTGAGCAAATCGCCAAGCAGCGGGTGCCATACTTCAGAAACCCTTGCAAGATGACTTTGCCATTCGGTGAGGCGAATGATTTTGGTATAGAATCTCTTAATTCTATTTTCAGCTTCTGCAAGATTAAAGAAATTCTTTCCATTTACGCCTCCGGCTTCTATCCTCTCTTCAACATGCCAATCGGTTGCCGGAACTATTACGGCAACGTTTTTTGGATTGCCTTTTCTTGCTTTTTTCCAATCGAGGATAATTGGATCATCTTTTATTCCAAGAAGCGCTTCCATTTGTACTTCCAAATTAGCGGAATGTGAAATCGCATCCTTGTACATTCGCTTGTATTTTGCGGATTCAGCTTTTGCTCTCATTATATCAATTGCTGCTGTTTCGGCAATAGAATCACTGATTGGCAATTTTGCGCCTTTCATTTCTCTTCTCCAATTATCCTAGTTATTTCAAGTTCAACTCTTGGATGAAACTTATCAATTAGAAATTCTGGAGTATCACGAAGCATGTGCTTATAATCATCGTCCGCCACGAGGCCAGAATCAACTATCCCATCATATGCAGACTTCAAGCTCGACATAGCATTGTCCTGATCTCGTTTACGATTGCACGAAAAATAAAAGATTGCTTTTACGAGAATCTTCGCCCACGGCGCAGACTTAATTCTCGCTTCCTCTATTGCTTTTTTGGCAAATTCTCTATATCTCTTTATCGCGGCTGCTTTTGCGTATCTTCCTCCGATAGAACCTACGGTGCGATTGGGACTAAGTATCGCATCTGGAAGCGGGAGAACAATCAAGACTTCTTCTGGCTGCATAATTTCTCCATCCATGCTCTTGTTGTATAATACTTCGTAGCTGGTCGGCCCTTTCCGTTGCTTGGCTGAATAGTTTCATATACTATTTCCTCTGCATCGATAAGATCAGACAATGCCGAAATACGCTCATTTCTGGTCAGCCATTGTGTAGCTTTTGTGAGTTGCGTTTTAGTGCATCCAGATACACTATTTCGTTCGATTGCCTTGAGGAGTCTGAGTTTTTTTCTGTCAGTTTCGCACATTACGATATTAGGCACAATTATCTTTGTGAAATCATTCAATAAGTATGATATTAACCTGCACGAATACACAGCACTTTCAAAGGTAATCGCAAGTGACGTAGATATGTTATCACAAGGGGCCATGCAACATGACACTATCAATGCTATTTTCCTTGCATTTTCTTCTGCTTTTGACCACAAGCATGAAAACCTTGGATCTGCCACCGACATTTTTGATGAAAAGTTATCAAATTTTCTAAAGATTCTTTCGGCACTTTCGTGTGTTGGCACAATTATGGGAATTGGTGAAGCCTCCATAATTGCACCATTATTATAATTTACCATTGTTGTTATATCAGACGGATCGACAGGCCGTGGATTGACTTTGTTCCATGCTATAATATGCTTAATTAAGCATTCTGGAGGGTCTGCACGAATTGTATCCCAATTCTTATTTGGCATATCTGAGGTTCTGAAAACAAGACACCTGCTCAGCCAGCCATCATTTAATTCATCTGGAGACAATCCTTCTGAAAATCTACCCTCTTCGGAAGTTCCGTATACACAACAACAGGGCTGAATTATTCTTTTCTGTTTTTCATCGTCTGCGTATTCCCTCCCAAGATATACATTTCCAGCAGCAGAATATAATCGCATCAAGGCGGGAACGATCTTGGATTGATATGTATTATTGCTTTGCTTCGATTGATACAGAAAATGTCCAACTTCATCCCACATGAATAATGTTGATGGCTCTTTTGATAGTCGTGTTTCTATAGCCGAATCAGACGCCGCGTCAGAACCGCCCAAGAGGGGCCATGTTCCGGTTTTCTCTGCAAGTAATCTAATGCAATTTATTGCATGAGCTTTTCCGGCAGAAGAAGGCGCTACGCCCATGCAATATAGATTCGTTCTGCAATTTTTTTCGTCGCGCACCTTTCTGCCAAACAAAGCTCCACAATATGCAAGCGAACATCCGAGTGCCAGAAAGGGTTGGAGGCGTATTGCCGTACTGTTGATCCATTTGCACATTTTGCCCAGTAGCCCAGGGGGGTTACATAGAAATTCAAGCTCTCCATCATTGATAAAGCTAAGGGGCGATAATTCTTCAAATTCAATATCACTTGATTCTTGAAGTTTTTCCCTAGGTTGAAAACCATCAAGTTTAATTAGTTCATTTATCCATTCCGTATCCTCATTCGATACAGATGGAGGTAAATCGTCAAGTTCCCACTCTGACAATTTGTTCGGTATATGCTTTCTTGCTTCATCAATTTTACGATTGAAATCCTTAGCATCGCTTGGGTTGCTTAAATCCCATGGTGGATTACACCTTGGATTATACTCTCTTTCCAATAGGGTAAGTGCCTGGGAGTCCGACAGCTTAAACTTGTGTATTAAGACGGTAGCTGCCCAGAGAAGGCTGCTATGGCCTCCCTGGCCCTGTATGGCGGGGTCGCATTTCTCCAGGTACAGGGAGGCCCTTTGTAGGAGATCGTTGCTAGCGGGCTCCCTGCGGGCTCTAGCGGGGCCCGGGGAGTTCACGTTGATCCCCATGGGGGGCGATTCCTGTCGCAGGAACTCGGGGAATTCAGCCAAGGGCACCTGCCCAGGCGCGCAGCCCTCAAGCCATTCGTACACACCACTGTTTGGACGAACACTGGGAGCAACAACAACATATGTCCCATCGCTTTTGATTTCAATTCCCGGCCTGAACTTGGGATTATTTTTTGGCGGGTCATAAGAAGATGAACGAAAAAAGGCATGAAACCCCCCGCGTGGGGTGTTTTGCCTTGCAGTGAGAGGAATGTCGGGAAACTCTTTTAACGAATTCCTTCCGTCCAGCCCTTTTTCTATATCAACATCAACATCAACAACATATAGTCCGCTTACAGAACCACAGGCAATTGCAACATTTGCACTCGGCCACATTTCCCACCATTTTTTAATTATCCAAGGACTATCAGACGCATCGTGCACCCCGTGGGCGGTCATTGGGACCTTCTGCTTTGGTACACAAGGCAAAACCTTCATTCCGAGAGAAGCGTATTTTAATGCAGCCTCAAGCAGTTGATTCATTGTTGCGTCCTAACTTCATATTCGTAATCCCTCAGCCACCACACCGGAAAGGCGAGAACACTGTCTATGAGTAATGCTTTTTTTTCGCCCTCTCCAAAGATATCTTCATCCCTTTCTTTTATGTATTTACATGCTGTATTGTAAAATCTGGGAGATACTAGAATGATACATTTATCTCCGTACCTCCAGAAGCATTCTTCCTTTATAATCCTGACAACTTCACGTAGGTACGGATCATCAATGAATTCCTTCATTTGCGTCCATCTCTTTTCCGGCGGGATCGTTGTATGAAATGATTTTGTTATATTTACCACTTTTAACCACGGTAATGGTTTTTGTCCATTGCAAAATTTCACTGTTAATGAATAAGTTTTGTAAGGCTTTGTTTACGGTCATGTTTCTGTCGCCAAACCTCGCTGCCCACCATTGTCTTGCGTATGTCCCGGCCAGCCCCGGGTGATCCAGGCATATCCAATCTCTGTAGGTTTTGGTTCCGCATCGGTATGTTACTCTGATACTATCAGGGGAACCGTCTTTTCTGTGCCTGAAGACATTTACCGCATCTACTTCGTATGTCCTGGGTTGATTTGATAGTATCGAAGAGTTAGACGCTTTGGTTCCATGCAATCTGCGCTTTGCTTTTTCCATAGACTCTAGTCTGCTTATTTCTTGCCTTGGAATTTTCCATCCGCAAATTGGACACTGTGCCAATGTTCGACTAAATGCTTCCCTGCATTCTCCACATATTGCGAGAACGATTGGTTTCCCATCCAATAAATCAATTGGTCCATGTTCGTTAATGCAGTTTGCAAAATCGAGGATAAGGCAATCTGTTTTTCCACGGCAGGTTCGCAAACCACGACCGACCATCTGGGAGTATAGGCCAGCAGAAAGAGTAGGTCGCAAGAGTACGATACAGTCGATGTTTCTTGCATTAAACCCCTCGGTCCATATATTTACATTACACACAGCACGAATGTATCCAGCACGAAAATCATTAACTATTCTGTCACGGTCCTGCTGCTCCGTCTTCGCAGTTACGAATGGAGCAACAAGTCCAAGCCTTCCAAGCGCCCTTGATACTTTCCTGCAATGTTCAACATCCACACAGTAGAATATAATTGAATTTCTTTTCTCTTTGTTGATTATCTTAACTGCTTCTTCTACGGCTAAATGAACAACTTCATCCAGATTCGTTCTCTCCGATAGTGCTTTTATGATATAATCGCCCATTGATTTACGAATTCCCAGCAAGTTGGGCTGTGACTCTCCAATCTTGGATCGTAAATTGCACAGGTATCCATCATTTATCAAGTCTCTTACATTTGCTTCATAACAGATTTCATTCAAAATGTGATCTTTATGGCAAAGCTTTCCGCCATCCATTCTGAATGCAGTTGCAGTCCACCCAATGATTCTCACGCTTGGATTAAACTTTTTGCATTCAGTTATAAATGTGCGATATTTCCCCTCTCCCTTAAACGGGATACGGTGGGCTTCGTCAATAAATAAAGTATCCCACGGCGCGAACTCTCCAGACTTGTTGTAAATAGAATCGATCGAAGCGTACAGGATCGGAGTATCATAATCTTTTCTTCCAAGCGAAGCCGAGTATATTCCAATATCAAGATCGTTATTTATTGCTTTTAGCTCGCTGGCGTTTTGTACGATAAGTTCTTTTCGATGTGCAAGTATACAACACCGAAACCATGGACAGTCCTTTTTCCACATATCAATAGACCATGCCATGAGTGCTGATTTGCCGCCACCCGTAGGTATCACTACGCATGGATTAGTGTCCTTTGAGCGAATGTGCAAATCAAGCGCTTTGAGGGCTTCGTTTTGATACGGATATGGAATCATACGGTTTTATTTATATTCTGAAATATCTAATCTTTGCGAACTTTACCTTTTTCTTTACCATGCCATACTTATTCATTGCGATAAGCGAACATCGCACTAGGTCCATTTCTTCTGGGCTGAAATATGGAATAAAATCTGATTCTGCGCACCCATCCTCGATGTGTTCGTTCAGAATTTTCTCTACTCTACTGTTAATTTGCCAGGCATACCTTTTATTGTCTGAGTCATCATGTGCAGAAAAGAACTTGCTTCTGACCCATTTAATCGCTCCTTTAAGAAATGCTCTTGGCGTGAAAAATGTCATTTTTCCCCCTTAAAGGCTTGCCCTGAATTCTGCTTTCATTGTATTTTTCCATAGAATAGCAATTCTATTGTCGCACACTTCAACAATTGTACAATCTTGATTGTCTTCATAATCAATTATATCAAGCGATACAAGATCGTCACCATACATACTTTTCCATGCCGCAATAGCATTTTCCTTGTTTCCAGTCCATGTCACAGTTGAATTTGGAGGCGAACTTAGTGAATACTTATCAAGCAACGACAGCCTTACACTTACATTAAAAGCCTGTTTGGCTTCATTTACAATTTTATCTTCAACTACACTTCTCGGAAGCCCAAGGAGTTCTTCTGATGAAAAACCAAAAGATCCATGATACCATTCATGTGATTCTCCGCTTACAAATTTAATTGATTCTTCTACGATGCCACTTTTTATATAGTCAACGGGTTCGGCACATGTAATCATTCCTGGCAAAATTAAATGGTATCTACAGAGATTTTGAATTGGAATATAATCTCCGCGCTTTTCACATTTCCACATCCCACCATCACTGTTTTCCACTACGGGAGTAGCATGGCAGCATTGTCGGCATGATATAGATGCAACCGGAAATACTGGATCCTGGCTTGAGGTCGGCCCCCAACAAATACTATTGGCATCACACCATCTGCATTTGAAGAAATCTCCTTTTTCAGCTATTCGCTCGGGAGGAGAAGGGCTGGTGATGATGCGCCTTGCCTTATCTATCAGGTCTTCGGATTCACGATTATCCCATCTTATTCTTTCTGAATAAAGGGCGTCTGTATCTTTATTCCTTGCTAGATACAGCGCTCTTTTCATTTCAGCAAGATGCATGTATATCATCATTTGTGCATAGTGCTGAGGCTTAGATTTCTTGACTCCATTCTTCACTAAATGTGCAAATGATTTTGCATTATGTGTCTTAAACTCAAGTACATGCCATGTCTTAGTCGCTTCTGGGATGCCAAGCGCGCATCCATCCATGTGGCCCGATAAATGTCCACCTAATGCAGAAAGCGCAAATTGCTCTCCATTTTCATTACAAACATGTACTTCGCAACCTATTGAAACCAAATCATTTCCAAGTCGCTTTTCCTCTAATTCCCCGGTAGCAAACAACCTATATATCCTGCCGTCGATGTTTTGCTTACAGGCGTCTCTAAAATAATACCACAAATACCTTTCGCATTCATGGCCAACAAGGGAAGCGCCAAGGTATCTCCTGTCTGGCTTTGCATCTCCCGTCTTCTTGTAAGAATCGTAGATTGCACTTACAGTCTTTGACTGTATGCCTATAATCTCGTTAATATCCATTTTTACTCCGCAAGTCGATTCCACCAAAAAGCAGCAAAATTGGCGATATCTACTGGATCGGGCGCCGGATCATGCATGTGGTCATCAATACGATCGTGAATATCATCTATTGTGAATTCATCGGGATCATCCCAGCCGGAACTGCCTTCGTTTAATTTTTTCTCCAATTTTGCAAACATAGCACTTGAAAACTCTTCCATAAGTCTCCTTAATGCAAATCGTTCGCTACAATTACACGCAGGATCTGGCCCATCAACACAAATGCGTGTCGTTGTTTTTCTTTCTTTACTTTCTATTTCAGAATCCCTTTGCGGGTTACTTTTAAGCACAACAATTCGTTCCTCGCATAGATCGTGAATGTTCTCTGCTAGGCGCAAGCACTCCCCAAAGGATCTGCGGCCGTCTGTAATCAAAACCCTGATATAATCCAGCACTACATTGTCTTTTCCAAGTTTTGACACGAGACTTTTCTTTCTTAAAATTCCACGGCGGGCTGGGCCTCGCTACCCATAATGACAGTTTGGGCAAGCTCCTCCCAGCAATCCTGAGTTTTCTCATTCGATTTAAGATCGAACCTATCAGGTCAGCCCTGTCACGCTGCCGCCGTGGGCACTTGCTGCTCTGAGTAATGATTACTTTTCCCAAGGACGCTTGCTTTGGCTTTGGTGGCTTACTGGCGGCGGGGGATGGGGCAATGGTGAACCAGCATTAGTTTTTACATTGCTATCATGTGATGCAATCGCAGAACTGTAACTTTTAACGCAGTTATTGCCTGATTTATCAATAGCAATACGTACCTTAATAAACTTGTCGTTAAGTTCAAGTAGAGATTTCAGCTCTTGAATGCCAACGCCTTCGCACAATGCTTTGAATTGCCCCCTAGCGATACTTTCTGCGACCGTGCTTTTGTTGACGAGATTGATTCTATCCCACACCTTCCTTCCAATGTAATTTCCTTCCACAACAACAAGCACCACTTCAACATAACATCCATTTCCGTTCTTAGTTTGCTTTCCATCCGCCGATTCAATCCTGAAGATATAACTCCCAGGCGGAATGGGATTAAATTGCTTGCTATCTTCATACTCTGAGGTAACAAATGTAAAGTCATCAGAGCCAAAAATTTCACGAATGTCCATTGTCTTCTCCAGTTGAAAGTGGCGTGGAAAGGGAAGCTGAAAGCCTTTCGTCGTGCGTAAGAAACGAAGGTTTAAGTCTTTCGATTTCGTCAATCAGAACCTGTATGAAAGAATATATATTATCACCCGGCATTGGGCAGTATTCTTCTTCGCAAAGCAAATCAACTGCATCAAATGCAACTTGTGGATATTTTCCATTCGGCCAATCATCCCGTTTGTTCAATAGTTTTTTAATCAATCTACGAAGCCATGTAGGAAGATTGCTTTTAGAAAGATTATTTTTTCGATCTCCGCTTTTTGTCATGTCGTTTTTCCAGTAGCATTAGCAATGGCATTAACAACAGCATCCTTAAACACATTCCACGACTTATTCCTTGGGAGCAATAACTCGTAAGGCAATTGCCCGTATACGCCCCGGCCGCCTCCAGGATGTGCTGGCCTTTTCTGGGTATATAAGTATCTTGATCCAGGAGTTATTTCTAATCCGCGTGCTTTTTGTTTTCCAAATCCTACATCCTCTTTCTTAACAAGCACTTTTGTATTCATAAACAAAATACAATCTGCCCACCGGTACAAAAGATTGTGTGCCTTTTCCTGAACATCAAACACATACTGATCGTATGATTCTCCTGCCGGATCGTCAAATCGCCTAACCTTGACGTGCCCGATAAGAATTGATGTTGTGTCTTTTTCGTCTCTCAATGCATCCAATACATCTGTAACTCCTCTCCACAATCTTAACGATTCATTATAACCAGCACCCCATCCTCCGCCGGCTTTCGAGATATTATCAGAATCTCCAAGATTCTTGCATGCCTCAGCATGAATCAATGGTTCAAGCGCAGACGCACTGTCTATTACAACAGTCTTGTAGTTATGTGAATCTTTGCCAAGAGAGCAAAGCCAGCCAATTACATCATTATAGTTACTACATGCCGGTGTTGCATTTACCCCAAGAGAATCAATTCCTTCCTCTCCACCGATTGGTAGAAACACAGGATTATCTGATTCTGAAGCAAACGTACTCTTGCCAATTTTCTCAACTCCAAGTAGAATGATTCTAGGCGCACGAAACCTTGCTTCAGAACTGATTTGATTAAGATTGAACATTTTCTCTCCCTAAGACTTATTTCTAAGCTCGATAGTAATTTTGCGCGATGTCTCCATTGGATCATCACTCCAAGCAAGGTCTGCTATGATGTCAGACATGAAAAAAGCCAGGGATTTACCTTGAGTGTATAATACATCTGCAACTGTCCCGACACACAGTTCGTCCCCGTCGGGCAGAACTAGAAATA